CGCGAGGTGTTCCCTACATTCGACGTGGGCACGTTAGATTTTGATGCACGCGTCGCCACGCGCGCGTTGGAGGACGGATACATAGCCGCTGTTGAGGCATTGAGAGGAGTCGAATGCTGACGACAGGACTGTTTACGACGCGCGTGTTTCCAATCATGATTCGGAGCATGCGCGAGCCTATACGCATTATCCCGTTTGGCGACGTCCACTACGGCGCGCCAGGATTTTCAGAGCACCACTGGCGCGAGTTCATTTCCTACGCCAAGCGCGTGCGCAACGCCTACTTTCTCGGCATGGGCGACTACTGCGACTTCGCGTCAACGAGCGAACGGCAGGCGCTCAGGGGCATCAGCCTGCACGACGCGACGCGCGAGCTGTTGGAGCAGGTGGCGCATAGACAGTTGTTAGATTTCAAAAAGCAAATTGCCTTCATGGGCGATAGGCTCATAGGCATTATCGGCGGCAATCACACGTTTGACTTCGCTGACGGCCAGACGTTTGACGAGCGGCTCGCGTCGCTCCTGGGCGTGCCTTACTTGGGCGTGTCGTCATTGATACGGCTGGCGATTGACTATCAGAGCTGCCGTTGCAGCGTGGACATATTCGCGCACCACGGACGAGGCGGCGGCGGCGTGACGGAAGGCAACTCTATCAATCAGGTGGCGCGCCTGCGCGGATTCATGCAGGCCGACATTTATCTTGAAGGCCACGATCACGACAGGTGGTGCAAGCCCGGGCGGCCTAATCTCGTGCCGCACATGAACAGCAAGACTGGACAGCTGGAAGTGCGCGAGCGACCCACGTTGCTGGCGCGATCAGGCTCGTTCCTGCGGGCGTGGGAGCCCGGGACGCGCTCATACGTCGTGGACGCGGCGAAAGGCCCGTGCCAGCTTGGCACGGTGGAAATACAGCTATGGCCCAGCAGGACTAGGGAGCGCGGCTTCGCGCTGCAAATCAAAGGCGTCGCATGACGCAAGGAGAGACTATGAAACACGTACTCGCACTCGCAATGATGGTGGCGCTGGTGCTCGGCTGCACCACGACGCGCACGCTGCCGGACGGCACAGTGGAGGTGGAGCAGCTCGATCCACAGGCGCTGGCCGCGTTCGTGGAACTCGCGCGCGCGGCCATAGAAGTGGCGGCTGCCACGAATGAGGCTGAGCCAGACACGGACGCGCCTGACGGCGATGTGTTCGCCGACGTGCTAGAAGCAGCGGCGCTGGCGCAGGCGGCGCAGCTAATCCTGCAGGACGGCGTGACTGCCGAGGAAATGGAATCGCTGAAAGAAATATACGCGCAAGTAGAGGCACTACTCGCGCGTAATAATGTGCGATTGAAGATCAAGACGACGCGCTAGGCGCCGTCCTTTTCGATTTGCCTGAGCATGATGCAGTCGCGCTCAGTAATGGCGCGCTGCCCGTGCTCCTTGCGCCAAACGCTATTGCGATCAATGCCTAAGCGCTTCGCGAGTTCGCCCTGGGAAAGCCCAAGGCGCTCGCGAAGCGCGCGAAGTTCCGCTGGCGTCATGGCTACTCGCTTGCTTTCGCAAATTCCGGAGTACCGAATACGGCGGAATATGAGGCGCAAACATCATCGAATGGCGTTGGGGGATTCCCTGCGCATATCACCCGCGCAGATGCCCCCATTGGATCGCCCAGGTGAAACACGACCTTCTCTTGCCGCTCATACGCCGCTCGCGCCGTCGCCTTATTCACTCGTTTCCATTGCTGCATTGCATCATCCTCCTTTGGTTGTTATGAGGGCCGGTTGCCCGGCCCCCGTGGTCGGCTACTCCGTGTCACACGCCGCGCAGATCGGGCCGTCTGGTGTCCGATAACCCACAACGTCATCGTTGGCCGCCAGCAGTTCGCCATGCTCGCTCTGCGCCCACGCCATGACCTCTCCACACCGGGCGCATTCGCCGATGGTGTTGCCCATCCACTCATGGCCACACCTCCAGCAGGTCGTACCGTTCTCTGCGCCCTCGTGGAGCGGATCGTCCTCGTGGATCGGGAGCCTGTAACCCACCACGTCACCGTCGGCGTTCACCCACGCATCGTCCTGGCAGACAAGGGCGTGAAATTCCTTTCCGCACAGTTCGCACACTCGAGTATTCCCGGTGTCCTCCCATTCGACCGCCTCTCGGAGCGAACGCGCGACGCGACGCCAAAAGACGTCATCGCCCGCGCCCGATTGAGTGGCTCGTTCGTCGGCCGCGTCCGCGTGTGTGAGGATCTGCGCGCGCGTTCCCTCGTACACCAGGTAGTCATCCCAATTGATGTCCGCTTCCTCTTCCAACGCCGACGCCCATCGTCCAGCCGAAGGTGTGTGCTGTGCATAGATCAGGAACGTGTAGTCGTTCATCTCTCATCCTCCTCCGTTGTGGTGACCGTTCCCGGCACCCGTGCTCCGTTTAACTCTATCTAGAGTCTACCACAGGTAGCAGCCTTTGTCAATACCTTGAGCACGAAAAAATTCTTATGTGGTAGGCGCGGAACATAAGGAACACTTATTAAAGTCACAGGTGCCCGACGGCAATGTGTGTGGTGTGGTGCTGTTCCATGCCTTTGGCAAAAATAGTTGTTGACACAGATAGCCGAATCTGTTAGTCTGGCGTTGAAAGGGGAACCCAAATGCAGCCTAACAGATTCTCGGAAGGCCTGAAAACATTACGCATTTCGCGTAATCTGTCTCAACAGGGACTAGCTAAACTCGTGCAAGTGTCCCGCCAACAAGTGGTCGGATGGGAGAATGGATTCAACCTTCCGTCCTGCAAGAGTCTCATTCGTCTGGCCGACCTGTTCGGTATCTCCATAGACGCGCTCGTTGGCCGGGACTCGCAGTCATGACACCTGTCACCACCACCAGCCTGCACAGCTTTGCGGACGCCGCGCGCCGCCTGCACATCGGCGTGCAGGCCGTGCGCCGCATGGTGGCCGCCGGCCAGCTCGTGGCCGTGCGTCCTGCCGGCTGCGCACGCCCGCGCATCCTGGGCGCGTCCATGCTCGCGCTGGCCGCTGTGCCGATGGAGCAGCCGAGCGAATGCGCCGTGCTGCGCGACGGCCCGAACGCGTTCGAAGACGTGTTCGCGAGGATGCAGGTATGACAGCCCCACAAAGCGCCGGGAGCCCTACCGCCGTGTTTCCCCCACGGACAGCCGCACCGCCCCTCTCCCGGCGCTTTCCTGTTTGCTCAATCAGCGCCTGTTGCGCTGTATCGCCGCCGTCGCACAACTCCATCTCCCACCACGCGACGCGCGACGGCGGCAGATTTTTTGTCAACGCCATTTGTCAACGCCAAAGGAGGACAGAGCATGGAAATTGACAGGACGGTAGAGGAGTACGTGCCGCGCGCGCTGACGCCCACGGCGCCGTCAGACACGTTCGCCGAAATGGTGCGCTTGGTGCGCAAATACGCGAACGACATTCAGGCTGAGAAACACCGGCAGGAGCTGCTCGACGTGGCGCTTCAGTGCGAACTGCCGACGGTGGAGGAACGCGCGTGCTGGGGCATTCAGCAAATCCGCGTCGCCAACGCGCTGCCTGCGTTCGTCGTCGAGGCGCTCGAAGAAATGGTACGGCGCGCCATGCGCTACGCCGCGCGCGCGGAAATCTATGAAGGGAGCACGAAATGAACGCAAAGCAGAACGTCGCCAGGAACAAGCGCGCGCTCAGCCTCTGCGACGCGCGCGTGGCCGTGCGCCGCTGGGCCGACGCCGACATTGTGCGCGTCACCGAGCGCGAGCGCGACATGATGGAGATCATTGCACAGTTTTTGGAGGAGGTGCCGGTATGAACTGCGATTTCGCATTTCCGTTTTTGGTGAAGCCCGGCGAGCGAATTCCCAATCCCGGCCTCACTAAGCGCGAGTTGTTCGCGGCCATGTTTTGCGCCGCAGCTATCGCCAATCCCGACGTCAACGTGCCCATTGGCACGATTGTTTCCGACAGCATCACCGTTGCCGACAGGCTGATTACCGCGCTAAACGAGCCGGACGAGGATGAGGAGGACGCATCATGACATATAACGTCATCGAGTCGTCGTATCACCGCTACCACGGCGTCGCTATCGACACGGACGGCGTGGAGCAATACCGCACGCGCGTGTACCAGACGCGCCTGAGCGCGTTGTCGGCGCTGTACAAGTGGGCCTACGGTGAAGGCGTGCTGCAGCATGCCCAGTGACGTGCAGCCCGACAAATGCGACAGGTGCCAACGGCAAAGCACAGATCTAGAGCTCGTCTACGGCGTCGGCTGGTACTGCAGCACGTGCCGCTTTATCCACGAGAAACAGAAGCACAAGCGCGAGTTGGACGAGGCGTTCGCGAGCCTTGAACGCGCCATGCTGGCCGTGCCGCCTGAGGTGTTCGAGCTCAGGCGCAGGCAGTTCGAGACGATGAAGAAGAACAGGGAACAGGACGAGGCCATGAGGCCGAAGACAAAAGCCAAAAGGAGAGAGACGTGGAAGAAGAACTGAAACGCAGAGGCTGCACGTGCGACTTGTGCCCGGGCGAGCCGGATAAGCGCAAGCCAAAGCCGTGGTGGGAAACGGAATACGACGCCGTGAGGAAACGGCAGGACAAGGATGAACAGGAGGATATGGACGCCGAGCGCGCGTGGCTCAGGCAAGGAGATCCCGATGCCTTCTGAAAAGGACCCGCGCAATCTGTACCAGCGCATACGCGACGTCATGGGCGAGATCGGCTACGTTCAGCGCGACAAACGCACCACGGGCGGCGCTATCTATCGGTATGTTAGCCACGACGCCGTTGTGCGCCACGTGCGCAGCGCGCTGATCAAGCACGGCGTTGTCGCGTTGGCGTCCGTCGTGCCTGACAGCGTGGTGCAGGACGGCAACAGGACGCAGGCCATTACGGAGTTGCGTTTGGTGAATGCCGACAATCCCAGTGAGAGCATTACGCTCTACGGCCTGGGATTTGGCATTGACTCGCAGGACAAGGGCCCGGGCAAGGCCGCCAGCTACGGAAAAAAATACGCGCTAATCCAGGCGTTCCTCCTGGAGACGGGCGACGATCCTGAGGCCGATTCCATTGATCACGAGCCAGCGCCCGAGCCGAAGCGAGAGACGAAGCGCGAGCCGAAGCGCGAGACGACGCCGGTGCAGAAGCCGACACGCAAGGAGGAACTTAAGGTTGCGTGCCTGCAAATCGGCGCGCCACTCACTGCCGTCACCGAATACCTGAAGCACCACACGGGCCAGACGGAATTTAACGCGCTGGACGACGAGACGCAGGAGGCCATTGTCACGGACTGGGAGGACAAGGCACAGATGGTGGCGCGGCTCAAGGCCGAGGGCGTGCCATACGAGCGCATGTTCGAGGCGTGCCGCGAGACGACGGACGCGACGCTGCCGAGTATCCATTGCGCCACGGCCACGATATGGCGCAGGTGGCTCACCGAGGCGAAGGCTGAGTAGCAACTATCCGGTATTTCCAGAAAGTTGAATCGAGTTTGCCCCGTGGTTGTGCGCTCGCAATGGCAGCGATTTGAAAACCTAAGGCCGGTGATACAAGCGGCCACGGGGCATTTTACGCGACCGGCTACGCGCCCGTGATAGCGCGTAGTTCCCAATGCTGGGCGCTGGCCTCCTCACTTGCGTGCTCCCAGCGTCCAGCACTTTACAGAAAGGACTTAGACACATGGCTGATTTGCGGATACCAGACATTGCGCGTGTGCAGCTCGCGGGCCGCCTCACGCGCGATCCCGAGCTGCGCTACAGCGCGAGCGGCAAGGCATTCACGACGTTCTCCGTGGCCTACACGCGCAATTACCGCGACAGGGACAACATGACGAAGCAGGAGTCGCATTTCTTTGACGCCAAGTGCTTTGACACGTCTGCCGAGTACGTGGGCACGAAGCTCAAGAAGGGCGCGCCGGTGTACGTCGAGGGCAGGCTCAGTACGGAGCAGTGGACGGACAAGGCGACGGGCGCGAAGCGGTCTAAAGTCGTTGTGCTCTGCGATAGGGTGCAGTCGTTGACGTGGGACACGCTGGCGCAGGACGCGAAGCCGGAAAGCAAGCTGGACGCGATGGCACAGGACGCGCCAGCGGCAGACGAGGACATACCGTTTTAATGGCTTGGCTCGGCAAGGCAGGCAAGGCGTGGCCAGGCGCGGCAGGGCTTGGCAAGGCACGGCCCGGCGGGGCATGGCAGGCAGGGCAAGGCGCGGCAGGCGAGGCAAGGCTTGGCGGGGCGTGGCCGGGCAGGGCGGGGCGGGGCGTGGCAGGGCAAGGCAGGCACGGCAGGCTTGGCGCGGCGTGGCTCGGCAAGGCAAGGCTCGGCTAGGCGCGGCTTGGCACGGCAGGCGTGGCGAGGCTTGGCATGGCCAGGCGAGGCATGGCAAGGCTAGGCGTGGTAGTTGAATGAAGCGAAAGAACAACAGGAGGAGACGAGATGAGTACAAAGAACGACGTTGGCGTGGTAATCAAGGCACCGAATTTCAGCACGGCTGAATTCAAAATCGTGGGCACGTCGCCTTACGTGCAGAACAAGTTCAGCGCGAAGGCCCGGCAGACAATGAAGGAGACTCAGGAGGCGGGAACGCAGTCGAGGAGCAAGCGCAAGCGCGAGGCGAAGGATTTCACTCAATGCTACGAGGACGCAATGCACAAAATGGTGGACGGCGGGCATGGCATTCCGGCTCCGGCGTTTCGCAACGCCATGATTGACGCTTGTCGCATGGTGGGATTCAAAATGACGCACGCCCGATGCAGCGTATTCGTCGTGGCTGACGGATTCGATGCGGACGACGCTACGCCGCTTGTGCGCATTACCAAGGGCGAGCCGCAATATCTCGAACTGGCCGTGCGCCTGGAAACTGGCGTCTGTGACATCCGGCCACGGCCTATGTGGGAGCCCGGGTGGGAAGCAACCGTGCAGATTCGGTTTGACACAGATCAGTTTTCTGTGAGTGACGTTGCAAACCTGCTTCTTCGCGCGGGTGAGCAGGTGGGTGTTGGCGAAGGTCGGCCGTTCTCGAAGAAGAGTAACGGCATGGGGTGGGGTATGTTCCGACTCGTAGAGGAAGGTGAATAATGAAATACAAAGACAAAGTGAGTCATGAGTTGGAGATGATTCGGCGCAAACACAAGGGCATTCTGAATCCGAAGGACGTCGTGGAGTTCGCGCGCAACAGCGATACGGCGCTGCACCAGGAGTTCGAATGGAACGATAAGATCGCCGGTGATGCCTATCGCATTCTGCAGGCGCGTGAGGTGATTCGCACGCGCGTCACGGTGCTCACGCCGGATACCAAGCCGGTGCGCGCTTACGTGAGCCTGCCGAATGACAGGAAGTCCAACGGCGGCTATAGGCGCATCAATGACGTGTTGGAGAAGCCGGCGTGGCGCGAACAACTGCTGAAGAACGCAATGGCCGACATGCGCGCGTTCCAAACGAAATACGCCGTTCTCAAGGAGTTGGCTAACGTGTTCTCGGCAATGCAGGAAGTCGAGGCGCGGCGGGAAGAACAACGCGCACATCCAGAACGCTTCCGGCCTATGCATTCACACGCTAGTGCGTCAGCAACGGTTTAGGCAAGGCATGGCCTGGCGAGGCTTGGCTGGGCTCGGCATGGCAGGCAGGGCGTGGCGAGGCGCGGCTGGGCTCGGCAGGGCTAGGCTCGGCGCGGCATGGCACGGCAAGGCAGGCAAGGCAGGGCTTGGCGCGGCCAGGCGAGGCAAGGCACGGCAGGCGTGGCGTGGCACGGCAAGGCGCGGCTCGGCCTGGCACGGCAGGCGAGGCTCGGCAGGCGAGGCTCGGCACGGCGCGGCAAGGCAAGGCTTGGCACGGCCGGGCCGGGCGCGGCGAGGCAAGGCAGGCACGGCTTGGCTGGGCAAGGCATGGCGCGGCATGGCATGGCACGGCAGGCGTGGCACGGCAAACAAGGCATGGAACGCACGGAGGTGGCTATGAACACCGAACGCAAGGACGACGGCCTGGACGCAGCGTGGTGCACATTTGACGCGGCCGTGGCGAGGCTCAAGCGCGCCGTGGGCGAGCTTGATCACGTGCTCGGGCGAAAAGTCGAGGACAAGTAGTAATGGCAAAGCACTCAACGACACAGACGCGCAAGTTCAAGGTAGCCCAGCACCGGCTCGGCATTCCCGGGCCACACCTACTGGGCCACCTTGAATACCTGTGGCAGAGCGCGCACGTAGATGGCGATCCCGTTTTTGCCAACGCCGAAGAGGTGGAGATTGCCGCCGAGTGGACAGGCGACGCCGGTGCGCTGTGCGCCGTCCTGGTAGACACAGGATGGCTTGATTTGCACGACGATGGCACGCTCGAAGTGCATGACTACTGGGAGCACGCGCCGAAGTATGTCGTGGAGCGAAAACGGCTTAGAGACAAGCGTAACAGTCTGAACAGTGTTGGAAAAAGCAGCCAACAAATTCCAACAAATTCCAACAAATTCCAACAAACGCCAACAAAGCGCCGATTGTTGGACACTACCAATACCAATACCAATACCAATACCAGCACCAATACCAAGAAGTCTCTAAGCAAAGCAAAGCAACCAAGGGGAGAGACTGAGAGGGGGCGCTCTCCTGAATCCGTCGGCGACGTCGCGTTGCGTTGCGTTGCTGATTTCGCTCCCGTCCAGGAGCACGAGCCGGACGACACGCTCGGCTACCACCGTGCGCTCATCAGCGAAGCCACCGGCGGTGCCTTCACGTGGCGCGGCGCGCACCTCCTGCGTCTCGAAGGCATTCTCGCGCACACGCGCGGGCCGGCGCTAATACGCGAGCGCATCGTGGACGCGTTGTCGAATAGCGAGAGCGAGGCCATCAGAGACCCGGCGGCGTTCGCCAACAGCGCGCTAGTGGAGCTGGCGCGCGAACTGGGAGTGACGATATGAGCCTTATAGCAATTGATCCCGGCGCTAACGGCGGCTTCGCCATCGAGGACTGGGACGAAGTACATGTAATCAAAATGCCAGACACGTATCCAGGCATCCTGGACGTGCTGCACAAACTCAGCATGGACATCATTCGCCCAAGTGTTGTCATCGAGGACGTGGGCTACCATGTGCAGGGCAACAACGCCAGCGCGTCCTGCAAATTCGCACGGCACGTTGGACACCTCGAAATGGCGCTGTATTCGGTGAACATGCCGGTGCAGCGCGTGAGGCCGGTGAAGTGGCAGCGCATGTTCACGTTGCCGACGGATAAGAAACAGCGCAAACGCAAAATGAAGGAACTCATGGCAGCGCAGTATCCGTACATCAAGGTGACGGATTGGAACGCTGATGCGCTCGGGATACTGACGTGGGCGCTAAAGGGGGGCGAGTGATGTTAGCGTGGCATTTTCTGGCAGAAGACAAACGGCTCGGTTACGGCGACGGACGGCTGGTAGAGGTAGGCCAGACGCTCGAATGCGAGGGCGAGCCGGAACTGTGCAACAACGGCCTGCATGGCAGCGCACGACTCATCGACGCTCTGAGGTACGCGAGCGGTCCTATCGTGTGCCGCGTGGAGATCGACGGCGACGTGATCGAGGGCGAAGACAAACTGTGCGGCCGCCGCCGCACGGTGCTGTGGATGGTGGACGCGACACGGATCCTGCACGAGTTCGTTTGCCAGTGTGCGGAGGATGCGCTCGCGCTAGTCGAGCAGCCCGACGCTCGCAGCGTGGCAGCCATCGAAGCGAAGCGTAAGTGGCTCGATGGCAAAATCACGGACAAGGAGTTGGCTGTTGCGTGGGCTGCTGCGTGGGATGTTGCGTGGGCTGCTTCGTGGGATGCTGCGTGGGCTGCACGGGCTGCTGCGCGGGCTGCGCGGGATGCAGCGTGGTCTGCTTCGCGGGCTGCTGCGTGGGATGTTGCGGGGGATGACGCGCTGGACAAGCAGAACAAACGACTCACAGCGATGGTAATGGAAGCGCATGAGAAGGAGAGCAAGTAATGAACGCGATCGAGTGCCTGGCTGTATGCCATGAGGAAAATGTGGCGATGGTGAAGGCGTTACTGCGCCCGGCAGAGACCGAAGACGATGCACGGAGAAGAAGCTCAAGTGACATAATCTTCATATGGCCGAGGGAGCCGGGTGAAATTCTCACTCCTATAAGCATACCGACTGAATATGACTATCGCGTGCGCCACGCGCAGGCGGCTAAGGACGCGCCATGAAGCGCTTATTGCTGCACTTAACGAGAAGGAGGGTGAGTGATGGATATGGATGAGGCTAACATGATGGACGACATGCGCAACGAGATCGTTGACTTGAAAGTAAAGATCGAAGAGTTGGAGTCGGACTTGAAGACGGCGCAGGAGCGAATAGACGAGATAATTGGACGTGCAAACGATCTTGTGCGTGATGCCTACGCTGAGGGCTTTACGGATGCAAACCAAGCGTATAGCGAGGCAAGCGGGTGGAACAATAGCTCAAGTCGCAGCAGTTTGAGCGGGTTGCGCTAAAGGAGGCCGAGCCATGAAGCGCACCACTGCGTGGGACGTGTGGTGTCCACACTGCCAGCGCTACTGGTACATGTGGAGGTGGACGGCGACGGGCAAGGCCAGCGAGTACGCGCCCGTGAGGGTGTGCCTGAAGTGCGGCAGCCATATCGGTGACGCAAACGATTCGTCGAGGCATACCTCGAACGCTGCTGGCGAGCCATCAACGAACGCGACCTTGGGTGAGGCGAACGCAATGAAAGAGTCGAGACATGAAGCGAATCACGTTTGGAAGCATCTGTTCGGGCATCGAGGCCGCCAGCGTCGCCTGGCTGCCGCTGGGACTCAAGGCGCTGTGGCTGTCCGAGATCGAATCCTACCCATGCCGCGTGCTGGCGCAGCGTTTTCCCGAGACGCCGAATCTCGGCGACATCACCGCCCCGGACTTTGCGACTCGGGCCGCGCAGTGCGGCAAGCCCGATATCATTGTCGGCGGCACGCCCTGCCAGGCGTTCTCTGTGGCGGGATTGCGGCGCGGCCTCGCCGACGAGCGCGGCAACCTCACCCTGCGATATGTGGAGATCTGTAATGCAATCGGTCCGACTGTGTGCGTTTGGGAGAATGTACCTGGAGTCCTGTCCTCCACGGACAACGCCTTCGGGTGTTTCCTCGGCGCTCTGGTCGGAGCCGACTGGCCGCTTGAACCCGGCCCCCGCCCCGCCGTGGGAAAGAGTTCCCGCCTCTGGCGTTGGCATCGGTCTGGCCGGCGACACCTTCCGCGCTGGCCCGGTGCTGGTTTTTGCGTCGGACCCGAAAGACGCGCGGCCTGGCGAATTCTGGACGCGCAACATTTCGGAGTGCCCCAACGGCGCCGTCGCGTCTTCGTTGTGGCATGTGCTGGAGGCTCCGGGATCGATCCCGCCGAGATACTTTTTGAGCGCGAAGGCGTGCGCGGGAATCCTGCGCCGGGCGGACAAGCGGGGACGCCAATTGCCCGAGCCGTTACGGCGAGCACTGGAGGCGCAAGCGGGAAGGAACAGCAAATGACCTTCGTCGGCGCCGACGGCGCGCCGCTTAATCCGCTCGAAACAGCCCACGCTCTTCCCGCGAGTCATGATGGCAGCGGCGGACCTTCCGGCGACGAGTGCCAGAACCTCGCTATCTGGCCCAAACGTGTCGCCCCATCACTGACGGCGCGATTCTTCAACGATCAGGCCACGCGACCGTACGGCGTGATGGTGCATTGGGCGCAGGGCGGCGGCGAGGTCGAGGATGAAACCGCCGGGGCGCTGCGGTCGAAAGCTGAACACAACTACCAGTTTCTGCGCCAGGAGATCGGCGTGCGCAGGCTCACCCCGCGTGAATGCGAACGACTGCAGGGATTCCCGGATGATTTTACGCTGGTCGACTGGCCGACGGCGCGCCGCCCCGAGGACATCGAGGAGATGACGGCGTACTTCATCGCCTCCGGCTGGCCGGAAGACCTAGCGCGCGAACTGGCAAAAACTCCCGACGGACATCGATACAAGGCGCTCGGCAACAGTATGGCCACGCCTGTGATGCAGTGGCTCGGCGTGCGAGTCATAGCAGCTATGGTGCAATGCGGCCACCATATCGGTGACGCAAACGAAATGGTACGGGAGGGCTAGTAATGCAGAAGGACGTGACGAAATGATGAAGGAAGAGCGCCAGTGCCTGGTGTGCCTGCAGTTCAAGGACGTACTGGAATTCCCACGAATCTGCGGCGGCGGCAACGAGCACACGCCTCGGCAGCATATATGCCGTGCGTGTAAGAAGGTCGCGTGCAACGCCGCGACGAAGGCGAAGAACAGCGCGAGCATACGCGCGCGCGACAGGGAGCGGAAGCGTAGAGAGGCCGAGCGCATACGCGCGCTGGGCTACGGCAAGGGCAACGGCACGTGGGAGTACAAGCCGAATCAGCGCAATCAGTACGCCGAACTCACGGCGCTGCGGTGCGTGGAGATACTAGGCGTCCAGGGCGACGACGTAACGGATCAGGCGTGGGAATCGCTGTGCCGGCTACTCGGCGGCGAACCTCTGCCGGTGGAAAATAAGTAACGCCGCAGCGGGTGTGACAGCACCCGCCACGGCATAGCCAATCACAAAATGGAGGTTCCGCGAATGGCTGAGAAAGAGAATAGGCGAAAGACTGGGACAATCGCAATAGCAGACGTTGTGTGGGATCCTAAGGTGTACCCGCGCAGCAAATACAGCACAGGCACCATTGAGCGTTATGCCGACGCCATGCTGGCCGGTGACGAGTTCCCGCCTCTCGTGCTGGAGGACGGCACGAACCGCATGCTGGACGGCAAGCACCGTATCGAGGCGTACAAGCGCGCAGAGATTACGGAAGCGCCTGTCGAGTGGCACACCATTCCCGACGGCATGAGCGCCAAGTACTACGCAGCCACGCTGTCATCGCGCCACGGCGACCGCATGAGCAACGCCGACTTGAAAGCGCTCGCTGAGGAAGAATTCGACGTTGAGAACATGCCTGACGTTGCCGAATGGGGCAAGCGCCTAGGCGTGTCGCAGCGCACGGTGTACTACTGGGTGTCGCACATCATCAACCGCGCGAAGGCCAACAGGGAAGCGAAGGCGTGGCATCTGTCGGCATTGGGCTGGACGCAGCGCGATATAGGCGAACGGCTAGGGGTTACACAGCAGCAGGTATCTCTGGATACAAATAAGTGCAAGCTTGCAAAAATTTGTAACGATCTTGGTGACCAGTGGAACGAGCAGGGCGTGGCCGAGTGGGCAAACCGCGTTGGCGTGAGCCTCACGGACGCGATGGCTGCCGCCATGAAGGGCATGGATGACGAGGCGCGTATGAAGCTGCTCGGCATCAAGGTGCAGCCATACGACGTGTGGAACTTTCCCGGGTGCCATAATCTCATGGGTGATAAGCATCCCGGCAGAATACCGGGTGAGATTGTTTGTCACGCGCTCTGGTACTGGACGAAGCCGGGCGATCTTGTGCTCGATCCTATGGCTGGTAGTGGCACCACGCTGGACGCTTGTTTGCTCATGGGCCGCTGTGCCAGGGGCTACGACATCGACGAGCGCCACGCGCGCGTAGACATCGAGAAGCACGATCTGTCTCAAGGCTGGCCGGACAAGGCCAAAGAAGCGGACTTGATTTTTTGGGATCCGCCATACTTTAGCAAGATGGATCACGGCACCATCGGCGAGGATGGCTATATCGAGGGCTCCATCTCTGGGCTTTCGCCTAACGAATACCTCGAGTGGCTCGGTGATCGTCTGGCCGAACTGCACGCCACGGCTAAGCAGGGCGCGCGCATTGCGTTTCTTATGTCTGACTGGGATCCTGAGAACGCGAAGGAATACGCCGACAGCAACGGCATCTTTGTGTGGGACTATGCCGACATCCTGCGCAACGCCGGCTGGCGTTTGTTTCGGCAGGTGCAGGTGCCGTTGCCTACGCAGCAGGTACACCCCGACATCGTGAACAAATTCCGTGCGTCCCGCCGCATGGCGCGCCTCAACAGATATTTGTTGGGGGGCGTGAAATGAGTGACGAAACATGGAGGCAGGGACATGGAAGGGATCCCATGCGTGAAGCAATTAGGAGGGACATGCCGAATTCAAGAGACGGCGTTGTATTCACGGATATTGACTTGGCCGTTCGCCACTTCGGCCCAAACTACGGACTGGATAGTGATGGCGACTTGATGGTTATTGAGTGCAAGACGCGCGGTGCTAGACTCACCAAAGGAAAGGGACAAGATCGCGTACTGTGCATGCTCGATGAGGGAATGTCTACTGGGCAATGGGGGCACAGGTGGCTCGGTGTTCACTTACTTTCCATCGAGTACCAATCTGAGCCTAGAATTTGCGAGACGTGCGAACAGCCAATCGAGAGCGCCGATGAAGCGTATGCGCGATTTCGTAATGCGACGCTTAGATGGGACGGTGTGGAAATAACGTACAGCGAATTCCTTAAAATCATGTCGCGCTGTCCCGACATGCTGGCAGCGTGCCGGGATATATAACATGACACCTCCCTGGGCAACTGACGGTACGGCCGTGCGCGACGACTACGCTGCCGGCTTGCATACGCAGCAGCAATCGGTATACGAGGACGGTGGCCTGTTTTTTGTGTGAAAGGAGACTGGCTATGGGTTGTAAAATCGGTATGGCGCAGAATCTCGACTGCGCAATGGAGCACAGTATCGTGTGCGACAATCGAGACGATCAGCTAAAGGCGCGCTTCTCGCTGCTGCCAGCGCAGGCGCTGAATCATGTGGCAATGGCCTTGACGTTGGGCGCGGAGAAGCACGCTCATGACGATTTCGAGGCCAATCCCGATATGCGCGACGCAAACACCGAATATGACGCGGTGTTCCGTCACTATGTGGCATGGCGTTGTGGAGCGCGCGAAGATACGGAGACGCGCCTGCACCCGTTGGCGCATGCGGCGGCGCGTGCATTGATCGCGCTGCAGCTCGCGCTCGACTGGGAGGAGTAGGCGTATGCAATGCCCATATTGCAAGCGCACGAACACGCGCGTGGTGCAAACGTTAAGGGGTAGGCAAAAATTGCCGGTGTACAAAAATGTACTGTACTACACTGCTAGTAAAAGGTACTTCCGGGCACCTAAAACACCGCGGCGGGGGAATCTCGATGTCTAGCATGTTGCGGCACAACGACTTAGGAGGTTGGTTTTAATCAATGGGCAGAAAACCGGCGAACAGAGCGCCCGGCGCGTCCGTATACAGCATCCTGGACTACCGGAAATGCACGGCCTCCCAAGTGGGATGGATGTTCGGGGTTCGGCCGCAGGCGGTCTCGGCGTGGAAGGACTGTCCACGGAACAAAGACGGCACATGGGACCTCGCGAGCGTCGTGCAGTGGAAGATGAAACGGGCACAGGAGGAAGCCGAGCTCGACGCCGGCATCGATGAGCGCGGGGACGGCCTGGAACGTTACCGGGCGGCCAGAGCGGATCGGGCCGAGCTCGAGGTAGCGCAGATGCGCGGCGAACTGGTTTCGAAGTCTGACGTCGAGGCGCGTTGGGGCCGGGTGCTGTCTCACTTGGTTCAAGCGTTTGACGGGATGGGTAAGGTGCTCGCGCCGAGATTGGCTATGAGGCACGAGAAAGAGATCGCACAAACGGTGCGGGATGAGGTACGCCACGCGATAGAGAGCGCCCGCGCGATGATGCTCGCGGACGAGGAGCTGTGATGGGAACCGTGCAGTACATCAACTGGGAGCTGCGCACGCTGCGCTGGCAGCTCGACCAAATGAAGCGCGCGCTGGCGGAGGAACCAGTGCAGTGCCGGCGCCCAACCAAGGCGGAGCCGCGGCCTCCCACGCCGGATGAGATTGCTGAGCGCCTGGCTCTCCGCTGCCTCGACATCCTCGAATTTCCACCGGAGAAAGTTTCGGACGCGCAATGGGATGAGCTGATCGTATTCTTCGGCGGCGAAAGGCTATCGGCGTAATTGGCCCGATCTAGTAGCATATCGACCCTGCCCTTCGCGTCCGCGAAACGGATCGTTGAGGACGTCCTCGCAGTGCCCGATCGGCTGCCCGCCTCCGCATGGGCGGAAGGCCGGCTGGTGCTCAACGAAAAGGACTCGCCGGAGCCTGGGCCGCTCAGGCTTAGCCGCACGCCGTATCTGCGCGAGCCGCTCGACTGCTTCGCGGATGAGAACGTCAGCGAGATCACCATCGAGGCGGGAACTCAGCTCGGCAAGACGCTGTTGTCCTTCGCGTGCCTGGGCTACGCCATCGACCAGGACCCCGGCACGTGCCTGTATGTAATGCCTGACGAGCAGACGGCCAAGAAGGTGTTGAAGACGCGCATCGTGCCGTTGATTCACAGCAGTCCGGATCTCCGTCGCCATTTGGCTGGCCAGCGGAGCGACATCAGCGAGGTGCGGCTCGACTTCGACAGGATGTTTGTGTTCAGCGCCTGGGCGCAATCGCCCGCGTCGCTCGCGTCGTTCCCGTGCCGCTATGTGATCCTCGACGAGCTGGATAAGTATCCGCGATGGAGTGGCCGCGAAGCGGACCCGGCGGCGTTGGCTGAGGAGCGCACTAAAAACTACTGGAACCGGAAGATCATCCGCGTCAGCACGCCGACGACGTTAGGCGGTTTGATTCACCGCTACTACCGGCACAGCGACAGACGCCGCTACTGGGTTCCGTGTCCACGCTG